CCAGCTAACAATCCTTTCTTAAAGTCACCTGTTGCTGCCCATTGAGCCAATCCTGATCCTAGTGCTGAACCCGCCAAACCTGTTAAAGCTCCAGTTGCGCCCATAGCTCCAAACAAGGTTGGTCCAAACACAGAACCTAATAGTGGTGCTAAGAAAGGAAGAAAAGCTTCAGGCTGTCCTGTATCTGGATTTACTGTTAAAGGCATAACTTGTGATAACCCACGCACTTCTGCTGGATTAACATGCATTAGCATTGAGTCTCCATAACGACCCTGTGCTGCTACATTTTGTGTCTGTTGTTTTATGTTCATTGAACCGCCTCCTGCGTATTGTCCTGCTAATTGCATAAGTTCATCTCTATATTTTTCTTGTAAATAATCAGGCAAAAATTCAATAGCATAATCAGGATTCCTTACATATGCGTCTGGATTTTCTCTCATTCTAGCTGCTCTTTTTTGCAAGCTTTTTAATTGATTTCTACCCAGCTTAGAAGCAACATTAAATGCTGGTTTTTGTGGAGGCATAGGTCTTTTTTCTGCACTCACTGTAATTTCTTCTAATGATGGCATTCTTGGTTGGGCGCTTACTGTAATCTCTTCAATTGAAGGCATTGTTGTATCTGGCATATTTTTGTTTCCAAATACAACATCAGACCTTGTATTAGAAACTGGTACATCTTCAACAATTCCACGAATAGGTTCTGCTGATATTTCACCAATTAATTCGTTTTCTCTGTTTCTTATGGTTTCAGTCAATTGTGCAAAATTCATTTTATCTTCTTCAGTAGGAAGATAAATTCCTTTAATATTTCTAAGTTGCTTATTTAAATCACTTAATACTTTATCTTGTCTCAACATTTTATTTTGTTGCATTCTTTGTTGCATTCGTGAAAATATGCCTCTTAATCCAGAAAAAGAGCGATTTGTTTTTTCTTTTTTTATTTCATTCTTTTCTGCCACTATCTTTCCTCTTTGGTTTCGCAGCCGAACATATTAAAACTCATATCAACTGCGCTTGTATATACCTTAACTACGTCTGTTTGATTTAGTGTTATTCCCAAAACTATTGCAAAAGAATCATTTGCTGCAACAGATTTGTCGTAATATAAATATTGTTTATCATCAGCTCCTGCGCCAGCTACATGAACACTTAACCTAAATGTGATTGCTGAACCTGTTCTATTTGCTGCCACAATAGAGCTAACAGTTGTCTGTGTCATATCAGGCACAGTATATAAAGTTGTTGTTGTTGTTGCTGATGGGTCTACTTGACCTAACACTTTTAAATCATCAGCCATGTTTCATTCCCATTAATAAAAATTGATGCCGTTTAGATGCTTTACTTGTTACTGTTGATTGCATCCTTTGTATGGTTGTTATTTTAACATTCAAAGATTCTATTGCTTGCTCAATTGTTCTTCTTGTTAATGCTTCATTATTAGAATCATATTCGCTATTTGCTAGAGGCAATGCTATTGTTTTAATATCAACCATTATCTTCTACCATCTGGTCTAATTTGCAGCCTAAGATCACCTAAGCGCCAACCATAATCACTAGAAGAGTTAGATATCTTTAAAGCTGCTTGCCTGCTTCTAGCTCTAGTATTTTCAAATGTAGAGTTAGGGGTTACATTAATTGTTTGTAATGTTGATAATTCTTGCAAAGGATAGTCTCTACCTTTAATCGTAAAGGTTACAGTATCGCTTGTGGTTTGTTGATCTCTAAACTCTACATCAGGTATTAACTTAGATATAAATGTAAAGCTTTCGCCATCAGGCTCTAAATCAAAATCACTGGATTCTATGTAAGCAGTAAATGAATCGCTTCCATCTCCATGACCGATTTCATGGCTGTATATATAATTAGTATTAGAGCTGCTATCATTCTTACTTGCTGCAATAGGATATTCATATATTGTTGCTTCATCCCAAGCCGTTCTTACAAAATTATCTGTTGTTGTTCCTATAGACCATGTTTGCTCTAAATAGTTATATATAACATATTTATCTATTTCAGTGCTTGTGCCAGAAGGATAAAACCACATGACTTCATTTACGCTATCATTTGAAGCTGCAAAAACTTTATATGCTTGATCTTGATTTAAGTCAGATAAAACATAATCTAAAACAGTACATGGAACCCTTTCGGTTGAACCAGAATAGACATAAAATCCATTACGATCCATAAAATAAACTCTATTATTAGATGTTGCTGCTGCATTAGGTGAAATTATGCTTGGTCCTTCAGCCACCTCTGTAAAGGAAAATATAAAGGGTTCGCCTACAAAGCGCATAGAAACAATTCCAGCATCTGTCCAAATCAGTATTTCTTGCCTTGTTCTCAAAGCAGCAATAATTGTTGAGCCTTGAGATAACTGTACTCCGCCTGCTTGGTTTGTTGCTGTTGGAGTCCAATCAACCGCACTTTCTCTATCTGAAAATCTAACCAATAATGGATCAATATCAGAAGAACCAATTGCATTTACTCCAAAAGCTATCACATGTTTGTCTACATCTGATGTCATAACTTGTAAACATTTTGTAGGAACGTCACTAGCACCTGACTCTGCTGTTAAATTAACAGCTCTTGTTGTTAGCCCATCTGATTTATCCCAAAAATAAATGCCTCCTGCTCTAGGATTGACTATTGCATCATCTCCAAAGTTATCAATCGACCACAATCTTAATTGGTTAGTAAAACCTAAATTACCAGAAGAACCAAAAGTTCCATCTCCCCATCCATTTAAGCCCCAACCAGTGCCACGAACATAAACATCTAAACCAGAATTTAATTGATAAGCGCCAACAACACTACTTCCACCATTACCACTGTCACTAGCATTAGCAGTAGCGGTTGCTGTAAAAGTATATGTATTTGTGCTTGCAACAGAATCAATTTGATATTCTTGATTTAAAACATCTGCTGTTATGTTTCCACCTAAAGTAGCAGCGCCTGAAAAGGTTACAAAGTCTCCTTCTACAGCTCCATGACTGGTATCTGTTGCAGTAATTGTTGTAGAACCATCAGTTGCTGCAAAAGTAACATCACCAGCAGAAGTGGTTGCTCTTATTGGGGTTATATCGTAATAAACATCTCCACTTAAATTATAAAGCTTTTGATGAGTTCCCAATATAACAAAGGTATCTCCATCAGTAGCTTTATAGGGATATATTTTTCTGCATGTTCCAATAAATGTATCATTAGAATATTTCTGCCAACCGCCTATTCTTTCGGGTCTGCCCTTTCTAAATCTAACTTTATCTGCATCAAACCAACCGCCCTCATTGCTATAATTAGTGCCTTCTTTGTTGATCCCTGCTCTAAAAACATATTTTCTTAATGGCATATTATTTCTCTACCTTTTAACTAAACTACCACCGAAATACATTCCAATAATAGCTGATACTAAATTTGTGTCTAACTGTGTAATGACAAGTCCTTGAAATGTAATCCATTCAAAAACCTCTCGCCCCTCTCTAAAAAACCAGAATCCTGGGTTCCAATTGGTATATCCAACTGTTACATCAACCATTGGATAAAATACCGCTACCAGTTTAGGCAATAAAACAATTGCAAAAATAGCCGTTAATGCAATAATTCTTCTAGTCCAAGCAAAACCCTTGTCTTTCACATCTCTAGCAGCCTTTATAGCTTTCATCTCAAACTCACCTCTCGTTATGAGAAGTTTCTGCTGTTCTTCTTTTGCTTTTCTACTTTGCGACCAAATGCTTAATAAACTACTCAACAAGGTTGAGCCAAGCATGGTTATAATTTCAAAAGGGAAGCCCATTATAAAATCTTCGTATATACCCTCAAAGGCTCTTTTTTGCCTTTTACAGATATTTCATTAACAAACTTAAAGTCATTGTGTTTATTAAACATCGCTGTGCCTTCCCCTATCAAGAGATCAAAGCCCGCCTCTTTTGTTGCTGACTCTAATCTTGCCCCTGTATTTACCGCATCTCCTATGGCAGTATAATCAAAACGAGACTCACTTCCCATATTTCCTATAACCGCCTCGCCACTGTTAATCCCAATACCTATTGCAATCGGTGGCAATCCTTTTTGCTCAAACTCTTCGTTTAACTCTTTCATGTTCTCTATTATATCTAAAGCACAGTTGACCGCTTTTGTTTCGTGATCCGATTGATCCAGAGGCGCATTGAATATTGCCATCATTGCGTCACCTATGTATTTATCGACCATGCCTTCATTCTTCTGTACCGCTTTTTGTTGTGCAGTTAAGGCTTTATTCATAATGTATGTAACATCTTCTGGTGGTAATGACTCAGACATTGAGGTGAACCCCCTAACATCAGTAAATAAGAAGGTAGCATATCTTTTTTCTCCTCCTAACTTTAATAAACTAGGATTTTTTTGTAATTCTTTAACCTGCCTAGGATCAAGATAATGTTCAAATTGTTTTTTTATTTCTTGCCTAAGCTTGTACTGTTCTCTAAATCTTAAATAAAAAGCAGTAGAACCTGTTATAAATTGTGAAACCAAAGACCATGTAACATCTATTAAAACACCCTGTTGTATAGTCCAATAACCATAATAACCTGTTAGAGACATTACAAAGAAAAATGATACCAAACCCAAGGTTATCCCTAATGCGTTTAACAGAAGCCAAATTAAGGCAACTGTAATAACGAATATACCTACCTCTAAAGCAATCGCATAATCAGGAACATGTGGGCTATTCTGTATTAATACGCTTTCTGCTAATGCTGCTTGTATTTTATGTGGCTCTAAAAGCCTGCCATTTGGAACGGACAATTGAGGCATAATGCCTTTTGCTGTAAATCCCACAAAAACAAACTTGCCCTCAACATCCATTTCTTTTAAATCGGTTTGCGGAGTATCCACCCAACTGATCCATTTCCTACCTAAAGAATCCACCGAAACAGGTGGTAAACCCTTAACTCTTATTTGCTCTAAACCATTTTCATTTGTTTTAATGACATAGGTATCGGCTCCTGCTAGAATCTTCAAAACTTCGGTTCCGTAAGCAGGAACCCAACCATCAGGAGTCCTTAATAATAATGGCAATCTTCTTACTAACGAATCTACTTCTGTTCGTGCAACTGCTATACCTTGAGATGCGCTATCCCTAAGTATTGGGATGTTTTCAACAACACCTGTTGCTTTTATTCCACCCTTGTCATTACCTAAAATGACAGTTCCTATTGTTTGTGGGTATTGATTGTTGTCATGCTCAAACATAGCAAGAATGCTCGGAGCATATGTCAATGCCTTCGCAAACTCTTCATCGCCACCAAAGCGGTCTGGCTGTGGAAAGGCGACTACCCAACCTACACCTATTGCTCCCTTTTCTAATAATTCTATCTGTATTTTTGAGAGTCTTTGCCTAGATAGAGGATAACCGCCCTCTCTAGTTATATCATTTTCTGTGATATTTAAAATAGTAAAATAACCCGAAGGTTCTTTTTCTGGGATCAAAGCGTCAAATGTTTTTAGCTTTAAAACCTGATATAGATCATATTGATTTATTAAAGGCATAACCAATAAGAACAATAGAAAAACAGGAATTAATTTTTTCATTAATCCGCTTGATTAATTGTCAGTGTTTTATTGCAATTAGTGGTGCAGTTGTAATTGACTGTGATTGATTTGTTGGTTGCTCCTGATTGCGTTGCCGTCACATCGTAATCATCGGTATAGAAGTTTAACTTCATATAATGATCGCCACTGCCTGTCTGAGTTATGCTTGCATCGTTGTTGTCGGCTGCTGTACTCGCATATATCTTGGCATAGTGTTCTCCACTCCCCGACTGATTGATTGAGAAGTTTGAGTTATCACCGAATGCTCTAATCTCTCCCTCTTTGTTATCACCCGCCTGTGTGATTTCATATATGTTGTTGTCGCCTTGCATATAGATTTCAGCATCGTTGTTGTTGCCGTTCTGCACAATGTCCATGTCGCTGCCATCATCATCGGCATCTATGTAACCAATGTTATCGTTGCCGTCTTGTTCAATCTTGTATTCATTACCTGTATGAGTAGCAACTTGGCTGTAGGCTTTTGCTGTGTTTGAGGTTCCGTTCTGATCTATATCTATTTCTGCATTGTTACAACTGTGTGTTGTGTAAGTTCCTTCAGATAAACCACACCAAACTTTAGTAGTATTGCTTGTTCCTACTTGGTCAATGTGTATCAAAGAACCACTGCCTTTGGTTCTTATTTCAACGCTGTTGTCTCCCGCATAAACAAAAGAGGACAGACTAATCAGACTGATTAATAATAATCTCATTTTCACCACCCCCGTTTGTTTTAATACTGATTTGTTTTCCAGCAGAAAGTATTTCGATATTATATCCGCCTGACTTATCCAGCTCTAAATCAATGGTATTTTCTACCTGCCTCACCAAAGACAAAACTTCACCTTCAACAAAAGTATATACCTGTGCATCTGAATCAAAGTTGGGAACAATGCCCTCAATCCTTACGCCATCTAACTCTCCAACTCTTTCTTCTTCCTTTCCTAAGCTTTCAATAACTTCTAATAAATCTTGAAGGAAATCTACAGCCAAAAGGTCAATATCTAGTCTTGTTATTTCTTCCTCTAATTCATCTTTGGATAAATCGCTGTCATCATCCAAATCATTTTCTTCTAAAAAATCAGCGTCTAACACATTGCTGGATGAAGCGCTTTGCTCATCAACCGCTTCTTGAACCTCGTTAGGAGGGCTTACAATCAAAAGGTTGTCTATAAAGCCCAAAGACATATTAACCAAAGTCACTGGTTTTGTAGGTGATCTTTCTGCAACGCTAACCATTGTAGCTTGAAAGGGTTGGTTTAAAATTTGTATTCCAGCAAATGTTTCAACAGTAATTGCTCCCGATGTCTTTCCATCTGGATTAGGCAATAAGATAATTAATGATCGACCCAATTCATCAACAGTCGTTGTAAAGTCTGTTCCTCTAATAAAAATTGAAGCAGAAGGCGTTTCAATAGAAATATTTTCTTTGTCTATTTTTCCAAGCGCACCAGTAATAAATCGTGCAGTTCCACTTGCCATTTTAAATGCCATCTTGCTTTTAGATGGATCAGGATCAAATATATATTCGTCAATAATAATCTTAGAGTGTTCTGTAAGCTTTATAATAGAGTCATCGACAAACTTGACAGCAATGCGACCATTGCCTGTCCGTATATCATCATAAGAGAGAATATCCAATTCCAGTTCTGCAAGTAACTTATCTCCTTCTGACTGCCTTAGAATCTCTCCGTTACCACGAAGCTCTGATATTTCTCCTACTTCGCAATATACACAAAATGGCAAAAAAGATAGTATTAACAGCCACTTGTACACTGGTCAATGTCTATCGTTGCATTGCTTGTTGTTGAAGTAATAACTACAACATCTGATACGCTTCCAGTGCTATTTGTCTGGTCTATGTCTATATTGTTGGTACTACCAGTAATATCTGCCGTGATAGAATGATCTGAGTTTCCTGTTTGTGTTGTGTCGATGTCGTTTGAATCTCCATCCACATCCCAATTATTGATACAACCAACCACCTCACATTTTGCATTAAGGTTGTTTGAGTTTCCAGCAATCACAATGTCTTGATTACCAGCAGTTGCCGTTGCATCTGCGCCTTGTGTAAAGATTACTGTGTTGGAATCACCTGTTGCAGCATAATCAAAATCAGTATTGGCTACATCTCCTGTTGCACCAAGAGCTAAAGTCGTGGTATTTGAGTCACCAGTCGTTGAGGCAGTAAATGAGGCACTGTTACCTTGAGCCACAGAAGCAGCCATTGTATTGCTATCACCCACTTGGTCGATATCAACAGTCATAGAGGTTCCACTGAATGTTGCTCTCGTTTGAGAGGTTCCTACAACATTGGTATCACCAATTTGGTCAATATTCATAGTTAATCCTGTACCAGATTGCGTGATATAAATATCATTATTCCCAGCGAAAACACCAGAAACGACAAAAAGTAAGATTAAGCTAACTAATTTCTTCATTATTAAAGTCCCATAATTTTTCTTTAATTCCTATTTGAACTAAGTTATAAACCGCTTCTTCAATAGCAACCTTTGTTGCATATCCCATTGCTTCGTTCTCACTATAGCCCGTTTCTAGCTCGACCAGCTCAGTTCCCATTTCAATGAATCGGAAAATATCTCTACTTACGCCAGCACTAATAACTGTTTTAGAAACCATTGTGTTTAAAATTACTTCTCCTGTTTGAACCAATATTGCTCTAAGTGAAACAGTAATCTCATCTTTTCTCCATTGATTGTTTGATCCAATGCCTAAGTATCTTGCGCCATTACCTCCAGTGCCTATATTTGTATCATATTGAATAATTGCGCCCTCAATAATAATCCCAGCAAACAATAATGGTTTAAGGGTATTACCATTTTCTCCATCGTAAGTTTGCCTTGTACTCTTGATAAGCTGCCTTTCTTTGGTTAAGGCATCTAGGTTATTTCGCTCTACAACAACAAACCAATTTCCTTTGCCCGCACTCCTTAAAGAGTCAATTAAATAATGGTCAGCGCCCTGTGTAACGGCTGTACTAAACAAAGCCATCTTCTGTGAACTCTTCCGTTGCCCTGTTAAATCTTGAAACTTATAAACAGCAATTACTGCTTTTTGATTTGGAGGGGGTAAATTAACTAACTTTTTATGTGTTGGATGGACAATCTTTGCTTCTTCAACACATTCTAAAAAACTAGCACACCCTGTATGCCCCACAGGAGCAAAACTTGCACAGCTATAAAGCAGTGGCAATAAAAAAATTAAATACCACATTCGCCAGAACATACGCCCAATATCCCTACTGGAATAATAATCTCAGTTATTGTCCCGTTCTCATCAATAACAATAAGCGTTATATTAATTCCATCATTAATAAACCTTATGGTGCTGCCTTCTAGTTCAAACTCTCCACCTGTTCCTCCTTTTTCAGAATCAAACAAAGATTCAGCGATGTCTCTTGAGAGTTGTGAATAAATTCTGGATTCTAGGTTTCTCAAGAACTTGGCAAGCGTGGTGTTATCCGCCTCTCTTTCCGCCTCTTTTAAGGCATCTTCAACGTCTTGAGCAATTTCATCTCGTCTGGTCTTTTCTTGTTCATCAATGGTTAAATAGTGTGACGATGTGCCAATACCACTAAAACTAGGGCTTTTGAATTGGTGAACAATTTCGTCTGATATTACATTTGGAGATAAAAACAAAAAAACATATAACCAAAAGTTATTTATTCTTCTTTTCATTTTCCCTCATCTGTAAAACAGTATTTACTTTTTGTTGCAATCTTATCATGTCATTATCTAGCATTCTTATTTGGTCAATCAGCTTGATGATAGTAATGTGCATATCTTTAATGGTTGGATTAATGACCTTTGTGATTGTAACCCAAACATAATAAACAAAATAACCTAGACCAACCATCGCCACAATAGGGAACCCAAAATCGGATATCAGCTTTACAATGTCCATCAGTCTCTTCTGGCATCAATGGTCCCATCTTCTACAAAGTTTTCAGTTCTAGCTATTCTGTCAAGATCGGGAGTCAACTCCAAAGCTGAACTGACGCTAGTATCCAGTCGGATTATATCGTTATTAATGGTTTTAACCCTTGTTATAAGACTTTGGGTAAAGCCTTTGAGGGTATTGATTTGATTAACCACACCGCCCATAATTTGTTTCATAATGATAAATATGAAGGCTCCTGCAACCAATGCCCCTGCAATGGGAGCGCCAACTTCTGCAATTAGAACAAATACATCATTCATAAGGAGAGGGATCGAAAAGCCCTTTAGCTATCAATGTTTGTCTATTTAATATGTGTTCTTTTTCTATTTCTTCTTTGCTCTGTCCGTAGTATTCAACTGCAAGAAAATTATCAATTAAAGATTGATTGATATTTGTATCTTCAACATGAAGCTCTCCCAATATACGACCAAACTTTCCTTTCTTGTCTTTTTTCGTTTTAATGATTACATCGCCTTTTTCAAGGGCATCAACTAAAAAATCCTTACTCATTAATCCTCTAGCTTTTTCATCCTTGTCTCTAGTTCGAGATTCTGGAGTGTCAATGCCATACATTCGGACTCTTACCTTATGTAATATAGAAAATCCACAATCAATAATGACATCGACTGTATCGCCATCTACGACCCTAGTTACTTCGCAGTTATATTCAAACATTATTTGTCTTTTGCTTTTCCAATATTTAAAGCACACATATCAACAAACTTATAAAGCTTGCCGATCCAAACATCGTCTTTGGGAGTGGGTGTACAGGCAGCGACAATGCTGCTTACTGTAATAATTGTCATACATATAGCGATTATATTTGCAATGATTTCCATAGTTATATTCCTTTGTTATTAATAAATTATGTGCCAAATAGTATTGATGCCATGCCGATCACCAAAGTAATCAGTGTAGCCACTATAAAATGTTCCAGTCGTTTAACCCTGTTAATAACCTCTAACCAACGCTCTGCACTAACAGCCATGTGGCTTTCTATTTTGGCGTTGACTTGGGCTATAGTGAGCTTGCTCATGCTGCTTCTTCAACTTCCCAACAATTAAGGTTGGAAGCCACTGTTCGTCTTTCTCCCTCACCTCTAAATGGGTAAACCATGTGAGACAACCAAGCTGGAAATAAATACAACTTTCCAACTTCGGGCTGTACTTCAAAACTTTGTGGCGGTCTTAATCGTTCTACATTCATTATTTCGTTGCGACCATAGTTAAATGCTAGATATCCATCACACACACCAGACGATTCGTATTTGTTATACATAGGACTTCCAGCAGTTGGTTGATCCAGTATCTGTTGCGGTACTTTTGTCCAACAAGCCGTTGATATGCCCATAATCGTTTTAGTGCCATGATCGTGTATTGGGTTGTAGTCCCCCGCATAACTATGCACCGACCACGTTTCATCTATGGCTACTTGCCTATTCTTTTTAAGACTACTGCCTGTGCTTTTCATAAAATGATTAATATACTGCGCACCCAAACTGGTCACAAACTTAGCATACTGCCTAACCTTCTCATGCTCTGGGTCCATGTTTAATTGTTCGCCACGAGCAATCTGACCTACAAGCGTACCTGCCAAAGACTCTTTATCGTCTTGTTCTCTAAGATCGTCAAGATAGGTATTTAAGTCCTCAACCATGCCGTCTGGCATACGAGTCTCTAATACAAATACCGCAGGCATATTCCAGATATTGACATTAATATCTGTCTCTTCGACAGGTTTTGCCTTCTTCTTAGCCATTTCTAGCTAGGAATTACATAATCAGGATCAGGCACAGGATTGTCAGGCGGATTGGTAATCACGCTGTCGTACTGACTGGCGAATATATCATCCCACTGACTTGTCGGGCAAAGTGCGGTCAATTGTGCCAATGTCCATGAGCCTTCCGCTTTAGGCGTAAAGTTCACTGTACCATCAGCAGCAGTCGCTGGAATTGACGCATTAAAAGACGAAGTATAGTAAGTGGCATCTGCCCCTTCCTCGTATTTCATCGTAAAATCCCATTTCTGGACTTTGCTGGACTTGTTGTAGGGAACGGCTCCTGTTAAAGTTTTAGTTACTGCCATTTTTTATTCCTCGTTATTGTTTAATTGTTGTTTTAATTGCTCGACTTCTGCCGAGAGTTCTTGGATTGCTTTAATGAGTGGTATTACAAACATTTCTCTTGAAATATTTTGCATACCATCATCGTCTTCAGACCAACCAGCAAAAGTATCTACCCCTGCGGTATCTAAAGCTGCTTTAACTTCTTGAGCCAACATACCGTGCATAACTACTTCGGTGTCTTTTTGGTTTTCTTCGTTATAGTCATTAAATTCTTCTGGAATTTCATTTGACGGTTTCCAACGATAGGTAATTGTTTTTAAATCATTAATAAAGTTTAAACCAAGCGTATCCTCTTTAATGTCTTGTTTAATTCTTTCATCTGATGATCTTGCCCAATTAGCATCTGAAGTAAACTGATTAGAAACAACATTACTGGCTTTGCCAAATTTAAAGTAATCGCCTTGTCCTGTAATGGGTCCTATAGTAATTGAAGATGCTGAATCATGTGCGCAATCAGAGCCTGAACCAATACATATGTTGGAACTTCCTGTTGCAATAG